TCCAAACAATACAGTTTTAGCAGCAGCTGCAATGCTAGATGCCATTGCGTTGTTGACGATTACTGGATAGCCAAGCAATTTAGCTTGATTTCCATTTAACAAGTCGAGGAACAAAGGACGTGCCTGACTGTCCGCAAGCTGAAGAATGCTGTTCCATACAGATTGGTGCATCATGAAAGAAGCATTCTGTTGATAAGCATAATCAAGACTGTTGCGAAGACCCATCACGTTAGCGAGTGTAATAGTGGTGGTTGTCGCACCAGCTACACCAGCAGATGAACCAGTGACTACGCCTTCTGGAGCGGAAGAACCGTTACCAGTTGCGTGATCAGTTGCCTCTTTTCGACCAATACGTTCGCCCAAAAGGTTAGCGATAATAGATGGCATATCAAGACCTGAGTCACGAAGCAACTCATTACTGAGTTTGATAAGTGATTCAGTACGATATGACCCGAGAGTAATCTGACTGAACACCATATCTACAGCGGATGGAGCAGTATTTTCTGCGCCAATTGCTGAAACATTAGCGGTATCGTCGATCACTGGGAATGGAAGGTTGTTGCTAGTATCAGTACGAACGACTGTAGCTACATCCCTAAGTGGATTAAAGTAGGCTGCACGCTGCTCCAACTGAGCAAGGAAACCTTGCGGGATGGTATAACCACCAGCAGTTCCTGATGTTGAGTTGGCACGAAGCACTAGACGATCTGAATTAACGTCAAGACCAGTACGGAAAGCTGCGCTGCGTTCTTCTTTGCTTGCATTTTTACCTGCAAACCAGCCACGCATGGCAAGTGTACGATCTTTTTCGCTGCGTTTGTCGTCAAGATCACGACTAAACATAGGAACACCGATAGGGGCTGGTGCAGTTCTGCGCTGTGGTTTGTTTTCAAAACCAGAGATCAAGCTGCGTCTGCGGCTGTTCTGTTCTGGATCTACTGGAGCTTCTTCAGGAGCAACTTCTGCTTCTGCTGGCTCAGACTCGTAGTTTTCAAGTTCGACAACCCTTGCATCAAGGGCTTCAATTTTGGCAATAAGGTCATCAACCTTTGCAGTTTCTTCGGGAGTCCACTCACGAACTTCCGCAATTTTGTTAAGGTCTGAAGCCTGTGCGACGAGCTTACTGCGCTCGGACACTAAAGTTTTACGATCACTCATGGTACGTCCCTCCGGCAGCATAGCTGCGACAATTGAAACTTGCGCTCTCTATCTTTCGCAGACATCAATCTACGAAGTTCCCAAACTTTGCTCGAGCGTAGGGCAATGCTTGTATCAGCGTACGCTGGGATAGTCACAATACTGACCTCCAGTAACTCAACGTCAGTTACTGTGCGGACACGCACTGAGTTCTCTACAGCCCAGTCTTCAGCTTTAACGAAGAAACCAATCGACATCTGATTGACATCCCCTCGTTTAATTAACTCTTTCAAGTCTCGAAAATATGATGTGTCAGGTGGATCAATCTCCACACGCAAACCACGATCATCACTGCTGAGACGAAGAGTCCCATTTGAAGTTCGACCCAAGACAAGATTTGAATCGTGATTGATCAAAGCTCTGACATCAGACTTAATGGATAACGTCTTTTCAAATGCAGATGGAGCAATACGTTCAAAGAACTTGCCAAGGTCTTCACTAAGTGAATTATAAACAGAAGCATAACCAACAAGCTGGTTACCATTTGATTCCAGTTGGTCGGCAACAGCCCTTCGTTCAATTTTGTTGATCATAGCTAGCCTCCTTATCTGGATTGGTATCAGTTTGCGAATCAGTGCTACTACTATCTATGATAACAGGAGACGACGCAGGAGGTGATTGCGCTCCACCCTGCGAATCAAGAGGCTGCATATTCAAAGGTTGTAAGAACACGTCTCCACCCTGAATAGGTTCAAGCTGTTCAAGCGCACGAATCTCATTAACCGAAAGCCAACCCCAGTTTCTTCCTACAGAATAAGCTGCATATCTTGCTGCTAAGTCTGTTCTTAGCAATCCTTCTACCTTATGTTCGCAATAATAATCACGTGATTCAGGTAGAAGAAGCTTATTTCTGATCTCTTGTTCGATCCTAATCAGCCAAGGACGTAGTGTTTCGGATAAAAATGCCTGATTTTCTTGCTCTAAACTGGCATAATTAGCGCCAGTAACACGCAATTTACTCAACGGGATGTTAAACCAGCGTGCAATTTCTTCGATTTGGAAGCGTCTAGTCTGTAAAAACTGGGCATCTTCAGGTGGAATTGCTGTGGTTGTCCACTTCATACCCTCTTCAAGAATGCAAATACGGTGACTATTATCAATTCCAGAGTGGATTCTTTCGTAATCACCACGCAAACGTGACCTCGCATCGTCACTAAGTCTGCCCGGATGTTCTAAAACACCGCTAGGACGTGCTCCATTACCGAAGAATAGTGATCCAAATCGCTCTGCTGCCATACCTAACCCGATACTATCTCGAGCTAAAGCGACAATACTCTGTCCTAAAATACCGTCAGTCCCGGGTCCACGTAGGTGTAACATGTCTGATGCGGGTAGATGTACTGGTTTCTGTGCTGGTAATCCGTAAACGTAAACAACTTCACCGAAATTATTCCTTGTTACGACGACCATATCTGGACGCAACAGCCATAACTTAATTGGACGACCTGCTGCATCACGTTCAATTTCAGCGAACCCGTTACCCCAGATCAGAGCATGACTTAACCATGCCTCACGAAACTGGAGAGCATTCATTTCTTCATTGGGATTAAACCGCAACAAATCTGCGGCTGGCATAATATCATCAACACAAATTCTTGCTCCTCCCGTATTCCTGTAGAAATGGAAAGGGAGGGATGCAACGGTTTCTGCAATGATTCTTGAAGCTTGCCAGAACGGAGCATAAGCTGTAGCCGTATCCTCACTGACTGACACACCACCTGCTGATACTGCTCCACCGTAAAGTTGCGCTAAGGCGGGGTCACGTAAACCGGGGCGTACAGAAGGTGCAGCTCTAGTAAAAAAGTTTTTAATTGTTTCAATGATTTTCATAGAGTCACCATCCCTCTTTGTTCGTATATGCTTGGTGCTCCAATGCCTTTAATGCCGCCAGCTTCACCAACACGTGATCGAGCTACCGCCATTACGGATGCGATCAAGGCATCTATTTTTTCACTCGATTTAGATTTGCTCGGTTTAATATTACCAGCGGCGTCAGACTCAATGCTGCAATTACCGATACACCAGCGCAGTACTGGATGTCCATCATGCCTGATTTTCTTTGCCGTAATCAATGTTTCAAAGTCCTTTGCCGCTGGTGACATAGACGCATAGCCCTGTCCAAACCCGAATACTTGAATACCATCTGACTGCATTTGCTGCGCTAGTTGAGCACAATTCCATCTATCGATTGCAACATCAATAATTCTATATTGTTGCGCTAATGTTTTAATGTGTCCATACACCTCATCATACTCAATAACATCACCGTCTGTTAATCTGAGATGTGAAGATGCATACCACTGATCATATCTCATCTTATTACTACGTTCACGCAGTTTGAGTACACCACGTGGTGCCCAGCAATAAGGTTCTATCCAGATAGTCCCGTCATCCATTGGAAAAGCTAGCACGAATGCGGACAAGTCAACAGTCGATGATAAGTCCAAAGCACCGTAACATGGACGACCAGTTAAGTCTGGTCTTGCCGCTCTGCACGCATCCCAGTTGTCGAGATTAAGCCAGCGAGTAATTGTGTCCGTCCATTCGCAGAGATGTAGCCTTCTAAAAGCTAACTCACGTGCTGGACTTGATGCCGCATCAGCAGCAGCTTGATGGAAATATTCCGCTCTTACGCTCACACCATAGCCCGGATTTGCTATGCGCCAAGTCTCCTCTTTTCTCCAGTCAGAACCGTCTGGAGCACGGTATAGTACGGGTAAAAATGAGCCATCTTTGATTGATCCATCAAGAACACCACGTGCTTTTGTGTGCATTTCGTAGCACAAAGAGTTACGATCATGCCCCGCCGTAGTGATTGATATGGTTAATGGCTGGACTCTTGCTCCAGTTGAGGTCGTTAAAACGTCCCAAAGTTCTCTATTTGGCTGTGCGTGTAGCTCATCGAAGATGATTCCAGAGCAATTCATACCGTGTTTCGTAAATGCGTCTGCTGAAATAGCTCTATAACGTGAACCATTCTTGGTCACAATCTCTTTTCGCATGACCGTACAACGCTGAGATAGGAGTGGGTTAGCTTGGATCATGCTTGATGCAATGTCAAAAACGATTGAAGCCTGCTCTCTATCCGCCGCAGCACTAACTATTTCAGCACCCTGCTCACCGTCAGCCAATAAAAGGAAGAGTGCAATCCCTGCTGCAAGCGTTGACTTACCATTTTTACGGGGGATTTCAATGTAAGCAGTTCTGAATCTACGGGTTCCATCATCGTTTAGCGTTCCAAAAAGCGGTTTGATAATGTCATTAAACTGCCAGTCAGACAGGGTTAAGGGACGACCACTAAGCTCCCCCTTAACATGCGTCAAACATTTATCAAAGAATAATGCTACGTTGTTCGCCTTCAGCTCCCCAGCAATTTCAATATTGGATTTAGTTCTTCGTCGTGCTTTGCCAGTCCCGCCTGCTGATCCGCTGGTAGACGACACTGTCCTCTTGCTTTTGGACTGAGATAAAGGCTGCTCAGGCAATCCCGATACCTCGTCTCCAGTGATGCCAGACTTTCGTAAGCTGGATGGAGTTGGCTTCCGTTTTGCCCTTTGGGTACTAGCGGAGAATCTAATCCCGCCACTATTTTTCTCAGGCTGTCGCATCTTGCTCCTATACGGCTAACCGTTTTTATTGTTTCTAAATCTGCTTCTCCACCGACACCAACCCAAGTTAAAGCTTCTAAAATCCACGTATAATATTTCTGTTCCGCCGCTGTTAAATCTTTTGGTTTTTTGGTAAGCTCTCCACCTGCACGCATCCATGAAGATCGGTCTACAGTTTTTCTTCCTCTGGTCGCCATAGTTTTCTCCTTCGATATCTTTCGTTATACTGGGTTATACGATTTTCACTGGTATGGTCGTGTAAAAACGTGTAACAGGGGCGAAAGTCGGTCTGGAGGTCAAAAAATCAAACTATTTTGACCCCCTCCCCTTAAATTAAATCTTTTTCAAAAAATTAAACTGAAATCTTTTTCAAAATTGCTGAAATGATAAATTTCAAAACGATGGAAATAAGTATTGGAGAAAGTGAAGCAACTCGATGTCCTTCAAAATCTGAATCGTCTTGCGCCGAAGCTAAGATATTTTCAATCGCTCCTGCAACATCATCATCAGAACTTTGATCTGGTGTATAAGTTGCCACGTTTTTGATCAGGAACATTTTGCCGAAGTAGCTAAGGACGGAGATTGCCGCCTCAAAAACTTCCGCATTAAGTTCAACTTTGCCTCGAACAAACTCAAGTAAAAGCCCAAGCTCTGATGCTGGAAACATAATTAAACCCCCACTTCATCTATAATAAAGAACGAACCTTGATCTGCGCCCTGTGCTGTTCCAGTAGATGCCCACCTATACGTGACATTACCTGCTGCTGACGCACTATAATCGTACTGATACACACCAGTAGATGGACGGGTTATAGCACCGTCAACTCCGTATTGCAGAGTTGTAAGAACGCCAGTAACGCTACGAATATAAAGAAAGACTGCTGTCGGATTGGTAGGCGTATCACCAACTTTGAAAGTTGCCGTTAGTCGGACTAAATCTCCTCTATCATACGACATTGTTTACCTCCACATTTGTACTGTTAACCGTTATCGTATCGCTAACTTCCGTGCTTATATTAGCGGCAGCAGCGTGAACACAGAGGATGATATTACTCTGTTGCTCAGTATCGACAGAGTTAACTAAATTTGCATTCTGGACAATACTTCCCGTTTTTGCATCTCCAGCAACAACCGTAACAGCGTCAGAATCTACAGCATTCGTTACGTTTGAGTAGACTATCGTGCTCGGTTTGTTTATCTTTGCATGGCTTGATGAAACAGCATAAGCACTTATATCATTTACGCTTATAGTCGATGGAGACAGAACGGTAACGTACTCAATACTTATCCCGCTGAGAAGATAAGATCCAACAGAACAGATCGACTTCCTTGCTGATTTAAGTTGGTTTGAAACGCCAGTAAGATTAAAACTGCTCTGATCTGCTCCAGTACGCCTGCCAATATATGCCCCAGAATCAATCCCAGTATAAGTTATCGACTGTACAGTGACTGCCATTATATGCGTTTTACGAATCGAAGCATCAATAAACTGACCGCTCAGATCGTTTACGGATGCGACAATCTTCTTCGCAAGCTTTAATTGGTTGGTTAGGAGGTTGAGTGTGTATGTCGCCACACTTGAAGGCATAACCCTTGCCGTTTTTAATTGATTTGCATTGCCAGATAAATTGATTACAGATGATTCGGCAGAGATCGAATAAGCTGTAGGAGACGCCTTTGCTAGAGATGCCGCCGAAAGCGTTAATGTTAATGTTCCAGACGATGCTACTGCCAATCTAGTTGAGCTTAAACTGGATGCTGAACCTGATAATGCGTACTCTGATACTGTTCCACTTAATGTTTTGCCAACGATTAAATTAGATGATGAACCAGATAACGCATAAGTAGAGACATCCGCCGATAACTTACGCCCGACAATTAATCCAGTATCCTGTCCCGCTAAAGTATAACCACTTATAGTAGCGGTAAGTTTGAGTCCTGAGCTTAAACTAGATGCTGAACCTGATAGTGAATAAGTTGCTACGGTTCCGCTTAATGTTTTGCCAACGATTAAATTAGATGATGAACCAGATAACGCATAAGTAGAGACATCAGACGATAACTTACGCCCAACAATTAATCCAGTAGTTTGCCCAGATAAAGTATAACCACTTATAGTAGCGGTAAGTTTGAGTCCTGAGCTTAAACTGGAGGCTGAACCTGATAGTGCGTACTCTGATACTGTTCCACTAAGCTTTCTTGCTACGATTAATCCTGTATCTTGCCCAACCAGCGAGCAACTTGTTCCCGTTGCAGTAAGATTACGACCGACGATTAACCCTGCTGGTAACCCGACTGAATCTAATGTGCCCTCAATCGCTCCTAAAATATGTGATGTAACACCTTGTTTTGTCAGCGCTAAGGTGTGCCCAGATAAGGAGTAAGTAGCGACATCGCTTATTAACTTACGACTTGTGCTTAATCCAGCAGTTTGCCCCGATAATGAGTAAGTCCTAACATCAGCCGCTAATTTACGCCCAACAATTAAGCCAGTAGCCTGCCCAGATAGCGCATAAGTTGTTTCTGTTGCTGATAACTTACGATTAACAATTAAGCCAGTAGCCTGCCCAGATAGCGCATAAGTTGTTTCTGTTGCCGCTAATTTACGCCCAACAATTAAGCCAGTAGCCTGCCCAGATAGCGCATAAGTTGCTACGGTTGCGGTGAGAGATAGCGCAGTAGACGAAGTTTTTGTAAGAGTAGCAGCATTAAAACTAAGAGCTAAACTACGTCCAGTATCTTCTATTTTATATGCAAACGGAAAATAGAAAAACCTAACAGCTCTACCTGAACCTGAAGGTAATGAAGATGGATTTGAATATTTAATGCCATAACCAGTGGATGTCCACGGATACACACTTAAAAATGGCGTATTGTTGTGGGCGATACCAATGTCTTTATCCGTAAAGTCAATAGCATACGCTGCGGCTGGTGGCAAAGTTGCTGGATTGGCGACTCTGGCTCCGTAAGAGGAACCATCGCATGTGTGCATACTCACTCTCGGAGACGAAGATACAGCCCATGCGACCATTCTTGTTCCGCTTGCATTTTCGGGGCTTTC